CTAGGTGAACGAGCGTTCCGGTTTGGAGGGCGGGGGAAAGCCACGGCTGTCCGCGGAGCGCAATGCGGCGGTTGTAGAACTTCTGCGGGCAGACGACGTGGAGCTTAAGGTCGCTGATTGAGAGCTTCACGCATCTCCTCCACGACGCCGTTGGCATTCATGGCCCCTAGAATGAACCAGAGTGCCTCGGCGTTCCCAAGCGCATCGTTGACTGGGTTGTGGTCGTGTGGCGTGACACGAAACTTCTTCCACTCACACGACTTAGCTGGGTCACGTCTGAAGCCGGCGTAGAAGTCGCCGATGCGGCGGGCGGAGTACCCGAATGGGTTCCAGTGAGTGTGGACGTGAAACGCATCGTTCATCCACATCCAGTCGAATGCTGGGTTGTCGGACCAGAAGGTCGGGCGGCTGAGAGTGATGGACTCGAGCCAGAGGGTAAACTGCTTCATCACGATCGGGCCGATCGGCCCCTTGCCGTGGAACCGTTTCTCGAACGGCGGATGGTCGAAGTATACGCACCCGAACTCAGTCATAGTGCCGAGACTCGGGCACGGGCCGTTAGCCTCCACGTCGACGATAAACCATGGCTTATTCATGTACTGCTCCGATTCCGTCGGCCCCATATAGCAGCTTCGACAACTCCGCCATGGCCTTCTCGGCGTCCTCGGTCGCGCTCTCCAGCAAGCGCTCTCGGCCAAGGAACTCAAGAATGGTTGCCTCCGATGAGCCCTCGCCGTAGTCTCCGCTGTCCTCCCACTCGACGGCCTTCAACACTTCGGCTAGCTCCAGCATGTGCTTGCGGAGTGCGGAGCGTCCGGGCGTGGTGCCGCGAAGCGCGAGGGCTTCCTCCTCCACACGGCTGTACAGATAGTTCATGCTTCCGCCACTCATCCTCGGAATCCTCCTGGTGGCTTGGTGATGGTGAGTAAGAGCCAGGCTAGGGCGACCCAGCCGATTATCGCGGCGACAATGAGCATTCCCACACTCCGTACGCGGCGCGCCTGATTCGCCCGTACGCGTGGAGTGTGCGGAGATCCATATCCGCTGCACGCCGAGCTTGGGCTGTCGTCATCTTGTGTGCAGCGCGATAGAACTCCTCGACCTCGGCGCGCTTCTTAGGCTCGCCGAGGAATGCGACCAACCGCTCGAGTCTCGACGACTCGGCCGCCAGACTCACGATCCGAAGGGCCTCCCCGTCGGGATGATCGACCTCCTCGATCTTGACCTCCGCGAGAGTCTCTTTCATGCCGCGAGCCTTCGGCAGCTCGCAGCGGATCGTGTCGCCTTGGCGGCTCAGCATGATGTGGAAGTCTATGCCGGCAGCGAAGTTAGAGTGCCCACGGATCTTCTCGTTCTTCCCTCCTCCCATGGCGTCCGCGATCGTGACCTTCCGCTGGTGATGCGCGACGACGACGGCGACGCCGAGCCGGTCGCGGATGTGTTTGAGCGTTCGGGTGAGAAACGCAGCGTGCGAGCCGTTGTTCTCATCGAGGCTGTGGAGCATCCACATCGCATCGAGTAGGACCACGTCGAACTGGTCCCGGTCGTGAAGGTCTGCGAGCCAGGGCATGAAGCCCGGATCGTCGATGCGGATGTTCTCGTTGAGGATGAGTCGAGTCTCGAGGAGTTCGACGTGATGCTTGTCGAGCCCGGCGCCACGGACCAGCTTCCGAAACTGCTCGGCGTAGTCGTACGTCGGGGCGTCCTGGAGAATGCACAACGGCTTCTTGATCCCGAGGGGTGGGAAGCGCCCGAACAGTGGCATGGCCGTGTCGAGACAGAGGGCCATGTGGGCGAGGATCATGGACTTCCCGACGTACGGCTGGCCGGACAGGAACGTGACGGTTTGGTCCAGCATGAAGCCCTGGAACAGGGGTTCGGGAGTTACGATGTTGCCGTAGACGATCTCGTTGAGACGTGCGGCTTCGTGGGGCCACTGAGCGGGCGCGCTCAAATGTACTCCGGCCGGTTCCGCGACTCCCAATCGAAATTGTTGTTAGCGTCCAATTTCTCCTCCGCTTGCTTGAGTAGCTCCTCGAGTTTCTTGATCTCGGCACGGGCTTCACTCAGTCGCGCCAACGCGCAGACGAAGTGGTGTTGCTCGCACCCGTCCCAGTGGGTCGTACCGCCATAGTAACCGATGCTCATGCCCGCCCCCTCGCGTCCTGGCCCGGCGGGTTACTTGCACTTCTTACAGCACTTGTACCCATTCGGGCACCCCTTCTCGACGTACTTGACGATGAAGACGGTCTCGGGTGCTGCGGGGACCGAGACGCCGATGGTGTCGTGGACCGTCGGGTTTACCACAGTCGTCCCGCTGTCGCAGCTAGCGAGCCCGATGAGGAACGCGAGGAACCCGAAGATGAGGATGGATGTTCCAGTCGTGCCCAGCCGTGCGTGTCTCCTTGCTCTCATTGTGACCTCCATGACCACTTGTTGGGTTTCGTGTCGTTCGGGCCGAGCAACCAAGCCAACGGCCCGCGCTTCTTCCGTGCTTCCACCTTCTCGGCCTGTACTACCACTCGTTCGATCCGGGGGGCTCGGCGCTCGAGCTTAGCGACTCGGGCGCGAAGCGCCGCGATCTCCGACCTCAGCTTCACGGCTTCGTCAGACCAGGCTCGGGCGGAGAGCCCGGCCTGTCGAGCCGTGTAGGTTGCGACGGCCGCTTGGTCCTGCGCTTCGGCGATCTGACCTTGCTGGCGGACGAAGCTGCCGCCCGCGAGCAGGGCGATGATGATTGATGCGACCCAAGTGGGCGGGATCTGCTTAAGAATCCCGCCCAGTCCGTTGCCGTTGCCATTAGCTCCCATTGTGGACCGTCCCGAAGAATCGCTGGCGAGTCGCGCCCATGCCGCAGTAGCCGGAGATGGTGTTGACCCAGCTAAAGCGATGGAGTTGCCATGGCATGCCGGCTGGATCGCCAATGGAGGTGAACGGGATGGTGACTGAGAGCGAGTCGCCGAATGCTACGACATCAGCGTAACCGCGCCAGGCGTAACGTTCCCACAGTTCTCCAGTCGGGGCCGGTGGCTCGGCCGAGTCGTAGATGCCCAGCCGCTTCTCGCCGGTGCAGCGGTAGTTCTGCGGGTAGACCTCGGGGACTCGGATGAAGTATCGGTAGCTGCCGTCCGCGGGGTTCCTGCCGAGAGCAATCAGGACGGCCCAGTTGTTGGGGTTGCTGGCTTCAGCATTGAAACCGTTGGACGGCGCAGCCGTGGCGCGGAAGACGAGTGCGGTCTCAGTGACGACCGGACGGACGTTCGAGAGGTAGACGGCGGAAGTGTCTTCCGGTCGGGCCGAGATCGTCTTGCTCGAGATGCAGTGCGAGAGGGTGAGGGCGAGCAGACAGCCGGCAATGGACGGGACGGCGAACAGGTAGAGAAACTTCTTCATGCTTCTGCTCCTTAGTTAGAGAACGAGCCAGCTTACCACAGGCCCAGCAGCGACATATACCATTGACCACCTCCCAATCATAGGTTAAGTCGCCGCAAATTATACAGCGCCTTTTACACTCGTACACGCTACCTCCGATTGGGCGTCGTGTCTTCGATGAAGTCGTGACGACTCGCGGCAAGCTCCCTCCCTGGAACCTGGCGTTGGGGAATCTCGTAACTCCCACGTCCACGAGTAGACGCAGGCTTGACCATCGGCTCACCGCCCCCGCCGTCATCGTCACGGTAGGGTTGGCAGAGCGCGACGATTGCGGTGATGGTGAGGATCAGAAGGATTGCTCGCATTGGAGCCTCCGGTTAGAGAAATGGGGGAGCGGTCATCGCAGGACTCGACGGGACTACCCTGCATGCACGTTGCTCGCTATTGAGGCGGCTTGCATTCGTACCCTCACTTCGAGTGGCTCCTGCTCGGCTCCCCCCATTGGCCCCCCGCCCAGTTGCGTCCTACGGACGTTCGCTGAGCCGGCCAGCTTACCCCAGGCGGGGGATGTTTACTACTGGATCGTGGGTGTTGCCACACCGGCAACAACGATACCGCGGGGGCCTGTTCTTGCTCTCCTTCGTTGCGTAGTTGCCCCACTCAATCTTGTCGGGTTTGGTGGAGAGGGGACACCAGACCTTCGCCATACTATGATCCATGTCACTCCTTCGCCACGATAAGTGGCAGTTCGAGGATGGCTCGAGATGTCGGCTCGCCTGCTCGTTCGGCGCAACGGACTCGAAGGTCGGAGAGCAGGTCGAGAGTGTCTTGTGCGGCTTGGTACCAGCGGTTGTAATCGCTGAATCCACGGCCCTTCGCCGACTCCATGAGGTAGTCGGTGACGGACTCGGTTAGCTCCGGGTCGTGGGCTTGTGGCTTGTTAGCCATGGCTTTCCTTTCATCGAACCATTGGCGCTCCCCGCGCGAAATCATCGCGCTCTCCGCTGACTCGGCAGGCGATTTGCGTCAGAGCGAGTTGTCAGCACCCTGAGTATTGTCGCCACTTGCTGCACGATTAAGAGGGAGCGCCTCTGGTCTTATCCGTCCACTGGCGTCGGCTTCGGCGTCGTCGGAGTGGCTGGAACTGGTGTGCCTGTTCGTCCGGCTGTAGTGCCGGGAGTCTTGACCGAAGCGATGCCCTTCGCTTCCGTGGCGAACGCGGCGTTCAGATCGTCGCGGAAGAAGTTCTGGAGGGTGTCGGGAATGTACGGGCTCCATTTCGTGATGAATCCGGGGATGTCCAAGTTGGTGTCTCCGTTAGGGTTAGAGGAATGGGTGATGCGCGAGAGCTGGAGTGTACCACAGCTGAGCGGCTGGTGTCTACCTGACTCGGCGGCGCTTCGTGATCTGGACCTTAGCGATGACTACGCTGTCGCTGATGATGTCCTGGGTCAAGCACTGGCTTTGAATCAGCGTCACTGAGCTTGGCGTCTCGCGCAGCACGTACCCGAGGCTCTTCATGCTGCCCGATGTCTCGACGGTGTCCGCGCGGTACGCGTCGCTGCGAGCCCACCCGCCGCGCCCGACGTGGTCGGTCCAGTGAATCTCCTCCATCCGCTGGAGCGGGAGTGGGTAGTCCTTCACTTTTCGTCCTTTGGGTCTTGCCACTGCTGAGTCTCCGTTTCTTTCGCTTCTCGTTGTCGCGGGCGAGCAGCCCGGTGAGGGCGGCGAGTTGGGTGTGGTAGGCGGCGGCCTTGTCGGGGACACCGCCGCGGACGGCTGCGGCGATGCCACGGCTAAGGGCGGCGAAGTCAACACCGAGGGAGCTGATACCGGGGCCGTCTGTTACGCTTCGGGCCACTCGCCGTGGCAGTCCCAATCTTCCTGTGCGTCGTTGAGGCGATCCATCGCGCTGGGGGTGAAGCGGACTCCGTTCTTGCGGCACCAATCTAGCGCCGACTTCTCGTTTGCGATGAGTTGATCGCATGAAGCGAACGCACCTCGATTCGTGGGACACTGGAGGCCGAGCTTGATGAAGGCCCAGCCGGCGACACAGTGCTGCCCAACGCCAGACGTGAACATTGCTCTGACCCGGAGGTCCTCTGGGACGCTCGCGACCTTACGGAGCGCTGCTCGGACTTGTGCTAGTCCGATCGTTCGGAGCAGACTCGCTCGCTTTCTGGATAGAATTGGCTTCTTGAGCTTCGTTGCCATGCTCGACTTCCTCCTCCTTCGTGGTGACGTAGTACCGCGTCTGATCCGAGCCGATGGCTCGGCCGCCGGCCGCGGGGTCGGGCAGCGGGATGTTCCCGCGCTCGGTGCAGATGGCGTAGATCGCGGCCTCGATGGCGTCGAAGTATTCGGCGCTGCCACGGGGGTTGTGCGCGAGAGCGCGTGCGACGGCGAACCAGGTGGTGCAGGGGCGAAGGGCCAACTTTTCCTCCTTTGTAGTTCCCGACGGGCCTTGTTCGATGCGAAAACCGGGCCGGGGATTGTCGAGATTTTGTCAACTTTCCAAAATGCGGCACCGACGGCAGACCCGGCGATGGGACGCTGGGATGAAATTCAGAAGCGGGAGACCGACAGGCGAGATTCTTGACGTTCTCGTGACGACCCGACACTCCGGTCTGCCTAACCCCTTCGTAGCGCCGTGGTTATACCTAACTTCGCTGAAGTAGTGGAGCAAGCGTCCGTAGCGGACTCGGCCCCAGCCGGAGGTGGTCATTGGTGGTCTCCTGAGTTCATATTTCTGCGGTGTAAGTGAGAGTGGAAATGGAAGTTGCGCGACCTGTAAAAAGGGCTGGAGCTAAGTCCTTTATTCGCAAGGATATGGAAAGAACTCGAAGTTCGTATAAACATATAAAGAAAGAGGAACAAGTAAGAGCCCCGCCGGAGGCGGGTCCGGGTGGGGACTGCGGCTCTTACGGCGACTGCACGAGAACTACTTTTCGGGGGCCAAACTGAGCCTTCGATGGACGACCCATGAAATGAATGTGGGGGCACCTAAGATCGCAGCCGACACCTCGAGTTGCCCTTGAGAACGTAGTTCCCTGACTCGGCGAGAGGCTTCCTCAGGTTGGTCCCAACGCTCGGACGTGATGATGCAGTCGTTGAAGTACGAGATGGTCCGAGTCTTGAGACTCATCGGAGGGCCCGGCGGATGGCGTCGAGCGTGTTCTTGTACTTGATGGCGGTGTTCCTGGCGTTCCACGCTTCGCGGGCGAGCCTGACGTTCTCCTTCTCGATCGGCTCGGCGACGGAATCGGGATCGGCCTCGAGGGCGAGGTTGAAGGTTCCGGAGGTGAGCGTCCGGCCCTCGATGTCGAACAGGGTTCCGGTGACCCTCGCGACGCTGTGTGCGACGAGCCGATTGGTGCCGGGGGTGCGGGCGACGATGCGGTGGACCATCAGGGCCTCCAGACGATGACGTAGGGGCGGCCGGTAGGAGCGTAATGGCTTTTCTTGTCGCCACTCACAACGCCGAGTAAGCTGCCCGTGATCCGGTCTCCGAGGAATTGCATGTACCGAAGGGTATGGTTGGGACAGTAGTTGGCAAGCCACCAACCGGGCAGGTATTCCGGCTTAGTTGCGGCGGCCCGTAGCTCGGCGAGTCGGGCCTCGACCAGCTTGATCTCGTCGGCGATCTGCTCTTTCGTCATGGTGTTGTTGCCTCCGTTGGTGGGAGGGCCGAGGCGCGATGCCCCGGCCCCCACCGGTGGGGTCAGTCCTGGTCGGACGACACGGAGAACGTGACGGTCCGGCCGCGCGGGACGCCGTAGTGGCGGAGCCCGCCGTCCCAGTTGCGGATCTTCGTGCCCGACTCGTCGAGGAACTGGAGCCGGCCGCGGTCGTCGACGCGAGCGCCGTAGACGCCCGTCATCTCGCCGCCCTTGGTGTCGTTCACGATGACGCTGACGGGGAAGGTGACTTCCATTTGCTACTCCTCCTGTGCTGTGCCGGCGGTTGCCGGCGGCAATGCCCCGATTGGGGCGGACGGGGCGTCGGATTCTCCGGTGCCCCGAATGTGATCGTATCGTGGGTCGTTGTACCAGAGGCGGCCCTGGGGGACGTGGCCGTTGGGTTGACTCGGGCGGGCGGACTTCTCAGCTTTCTCGAGGGCTTCCTTGCGGCGAGCCTCGGCCCAGGCGAGCCATTGGTCGGCGGAACCGTTTTGCGGAGGCGCCGTGTGTATGTTGTTGTCATTGACCGGGACGAACTTGCCGTTGTGCCAGTAGCCACGGCCGTAGGGATGGCTGCCCTTGTCCTTCTTCCCCTTCCGTTCGTTGCGGTAAGCGAAGCCACAAGAGAAGCGGCTGTTGGCGTTGGAGACGAGGGCGTCGGGGGTCAGCTCGAAGACTTCGCTGGACTGGAGGGTGATGGTTCGATTGTAGGTCGCTGGGAGCAGCCAGCACATGGCGGAGGCGAGACGGACCTGCTCCTCGGTTGAGCCGAATACAGTAATCTTCGTGTCGTCGTGGAGGGTGAGGCGGAGGTATTCGAGCGGGTTCCCGTCTCGGGCGACGTAGAGCTTGCCGTTGTGGAGAACGGCGGTAGCGACGGTGCCTTTGGTGGAGTCCAGGAAGTCCGGGAGCATCTCGGGGCCGAACTGAGCGACGAAGGCGGTGATGAGTTCGGAATCGACGCCGGCATCCTTGCGGAGCTGCCAGCGGGTGAGCAGGTCGTCGCAGTTGGAAATCCAGCCGTTGTGGACGGTGACGGTGTTGTTCTTCCGGAACGGCTGGGCCTGGGCGTGGCCGAGGCCGCCGGATGTGGGGGCGCGGGTGTGGGTGAGGGCGACGGCGACGGGTGCGGTGAACAGCTCATTGAGCTTGCGGCGGGCGGCGATGAACGTCGCGGGCGATTGAGCGCGCTTGTAGACGGTGCCGTTGGCGTAGATGCCCGCGGACTGTTGCCCGCGAGTCTGGCCGTAGTGGATCAGGGCGCGGCAGAGCAAGCGGGCGGTGGCTGGGTCGAGCGGTGGGTTCGAGATGAATCCGCCGATGCTGCACATGGGTTAGGGTTCGCTCCTTTCTGATACGGCGTTAGTTCGCCAGGTGTTAACGACGCTGGTATACTGAGACAAGAAATCGTCTACGTTTAACCGCGAGGCCGCCACTACTTCAGCAAGGGAAGCTGTTAGCGTCGGCGGTGGCAAAACTTCTGGCGGTTGAAGCTGCTCGACGCGGGCGATGCGGGCGATGTTGAAGTAGACTCGGCCGCGGGCGTCGGGGCGGTTGTAGTATGCGAGACGGCGGAGCAGTTGCTTGCGAAGGGTGAGGGGGATGCGAGCGGCGGTGAAGAACTTGCTGAGCTTCGTTCGGTTGTCCCAGGTGCTTGCGTCGGGCGGGTCGATGTGGCGGAAGGCGTCGAAGAAGTGGAGGTTGAGCATGACCCACTCGATGAGCTTGCGGGGCGTGATGGTGCCTTGGTGGAGGCGGTTCTCGAATGAGCCGTACCTAGCATAAGCGGTGAGGTTGAGTGCGAAGTAACGGGCGCGGTCGCCACCGTGGCCGCTGTTGGTTTCGTAGGTTGGCCACATGGGGTCGGTGGTGGTGGTTCGGGCGTACTCGGTCTGCGTGCGGCGGTGGCTGGGAACGAGGGCGAAGAAGACGGGTTCCATGATGCGCCACCATTCCTTGATCCTGTCGCGTTCGGGCTGGCGGGAGGCGCTCATGTCGATGTGGATGTGAGCGCCGCAGGACTCGTTGGCCCAGCCTTTGGCGTGGTGGATGGTGCGGCAGGCACGGTGGATCATGTCGATGAGCGTGTCGCCTTGCGCCTTCGCGGATGCGAACTCGACGCCGTAGCCGGGCCGGCTGGGAACGGGGCGGATGGAGCCATCGTACTTCAGGTGGCCGAGCTTGAACAAGCCGCGGGGGAGCTTGGTGGCGTTGGGGAGGAGGAACTCGAGTTCGATGCCGACCCAACGCTTGAAGGGGTTGCGGATGAAGGTGGTGGGACGGAGAGCTTGCGGCAGGAGCTTGTAGGTGATGGCGCACTTATGGCAGATAGCGACGCCGTCGTCGAGTCCGCTTCTAACTGTGGTGTAAATCGCGTCCACGTAGCGGCCGCCGCAGACAATGCACTTGAGACAAGCGTTTGCACAGCTTGTGCACTGGTCGTATCCGTCTGCGGTACGTTCGAGCGTGGGGTAGTTGGTACCGCAGTTGGTGCAGTTTGGCATGGGGTAGTCACCTCCTTTCGGATGTCTTCTTTAGCTGAGCTTGCGCGTAGCTGAATTGATCGTATGGAGTGCGAGATTGGCGCCATCAGCCCAACCTTCCGTGTAGATAGTATTTAACAAGGTGATTAAAGCGTCATAGTTGGCGCCTTGGGCGGTAATGCGGTCGATCTCCGGATAGTGCCGATTCTGCGCCTGCCTACGGAGAACAGTCTGTAAATCTTCCATGTAATCGTCACCTCCCTTCGTTGCCGGATTGGGCTAGGCTTCCAGATGTTAACTTCAGGCTCTCCTTCTTGCGTACTCGTTGTCGAAGTCGTCGTTGGTGCATTTACAGTTGGTATGCCAGTTAAGGCAGCACCAACAATGACTTTCTGGAATGGGGGCGGGTGTTATATGGCCTAGGCGAAGTAGAACTCTTGCTTCTGCAATCGTCTTGGGGAGTGCGATTTCTACAATTCTACGTTCTCCGCGGTACCTAATGAAGTGCGTGGTTCGTCGCTCATAGTCATACAGTTTCTTGACACGTACAGGAGCGCGCGTACGTAGATCGAAAACAATTTGGTCCAGGTAGTACACGCAGCAACCTCCGATCGTTCGTGTAATGGTGGTATGGGGTCCTACTCACGTTGGAGCATCAGTCGCGCTGGACCGGGCATCGTACTCGGCCCCTTGGGGGCCGGTGACTCGGGACGGCGGTGCTAAGCGCCGATAACTGGCCTGGGCCAGTCTCCCCTCCGAGCTACCCTGCGTCGGTGTGCTGCGTGAGAAGTCAGACGCCCCAGCGGGGCTCCGGCGTTGGCGTCGGGCGTTTCGCGGACGGTGAGGCGGTCGCGATGCGAGCGAAGTCGCTCCCGATATTCGTTGCGCGCTTAGCCGGAGCCCCTGGCCCGACCATTCCCGATCTCGCTGTGGCGTTTCCCGCAGAGTCGCCCTTGACGCCATGACAAATGGCCTGCGGACTAGTTCACCGTTGGGTACGGTGGAGGCTCGGCCTCCGTCCACACGGTTGATCGGTAGCTGTCGGACGCGGTAGCGTCCGCACCCGTACTGTAGCGACGGGTGTGGCATGTCGGCTTCTGTTCCACCGTGGCCGACCCGGCCGGACCTGGTAGCGATCCGGGGCTGGTGATGCGCGCCACGCGGGGCTTGGGGGCCGGGCGTGGTGATGCTGCGGTGATGTTGGACGCGGGCGGGGCTGCCCCCGCCGGTTGTCCGGGTGCACCGATCCTGCAAGCGGAGCTTAGCGTGAAGCGCAAGGGCTTCGGCTAGAGGCTGCTTGGGGTCGCCCGCTACGTCGAAGCGTCGGTGCTTCGGGCGACTGAGCCGGGGCTTCAATTCCCCGGCCCATTGCTGCTGTGGCCCACGCACGGGAGCCTTATTCGTTATCTTATCTCGGCTCCTCAGTCCCCTAGCATGCTCCTGGACTGGTTGACCGGTCTCCGCATGGCACTTGGGCTCGCGCCCTCGTTAGCGAGGCGGAGGGGCCGTGCTAGTGGTGAGCACTAGTTGCTAGTCCTGTCATGGCATCCGGGTTGATAGTCACTGGGGTCCAAGCCCCTTCTGCCGAATCTGCATAATGGGGGTGTTAGCACTCGACTTATGACCGACCTACCACGAACGGTGTCTAGCAAGTGGGACCTACGGGTAACGCCTAGGACCGTGTGCACTCAGTCCTGGCCGGCGCTTGGACTCCGGCTATCCTGACCTCGATGGCTTGCCTCTCTTGGTCATGCCCCTTAGCGTCACCCGTTTCGCCTGCGTCTCGTCAGGGTCCCTCGCAGGAGCTACCAATCGTATTCGTTCTTCTCTGTGAGTGGCATGTTGGGAGTGCGCTTGAGCTGCTTAACCCACTGGGCATGTCCGAGCGTGGCTTCCGCTTCTGTGGTGTAGTGCTGTACGTTGGTGCCATTGTCGCCGTCGCGGAACACGCAGGTTTCGTAGCACTCCACGTCTGCGGCATAGCAGGTGTCGACGCGGAGCTTGTGTCCGTCTGCTTCGAACTCGTCGTTGCCCTGCTTCGGGAACCCGCCCAGTGGGGTCAGTGCAAGCGCCTTGAGAAGACTCGCCTTCTTCACTTGCGCGACTCCTTGGGAATTGGGGTGTAGAGGTTGAAGCTGATCGCGCGACCGTCCGGGGTGATGGGGCCGGAAGCGGAAGCGTGGAGCATCGCCTTGCCGGAGGAGCTGACGCCGAGTTCGGTGGTGATGTCCGGGACGACGATCGTCAGCTTCTTGCCCTCCAGGGTGAGCTGGACGTTCTTGGGCAGTGCCATGTAGTGTTCACCTCCCTTCGGGTGGCTGGTTGGGTGTGGTCAATGGGGCTTGTACGTGGTGAACAAGCCGGATTCGAGTGCGTCACTGGTGCAGTGGGCGCACATGTCGGTGCCTGTGGGGTCGAGCATGTCGAGTCGGTACAGGCGGACTAGGCGACTCGATCTTGTCATGCAGCGGGGTATCGGCTCGCGCCCCGGCTTGGGATGCTTGCACGATGGGTCGCTGCACTCGCATCGGTGCATGGGTGACTCCCCTAGTTCGATTCCGGATCTCTGGCGGTGATGGCGCTCCGAAGATGGGGGCGGAGCTTGGGGAACTTGCGGACGAGCGCGGCGCAGGCCACTAGGGCATGGCCGAACTCGCGCAGGTCTGCTGCTCCCCAAGAGCGCCACCACTCGCGGTCACGCTGGTAGAGCATGGCCGAAAGCATGGGTGCTCCCGTGTTTGGGTGCGGGGCGACTGCTAGTCGCTCAGTCGCTCCGCGCTGTTGAGGTCACGGACCTTGGGCATGCGATCCGACATGAAGCCTGCCAGGTTCGCGCCCGTTTCCGGGATGACGTTGACTGGAAGCATGGCGGCCGATGCCGCGCGTGCCGCTTTGGGCGGGACTGCCAGGAAATAGTCATCGCATTCCCGGACGGTCCAGCCTTGCTCCGCGTACCACTGCGCCATGACTGGCGAGTAGAAGCGCGTCGCATGCTTGAGCACCGCGATAGACTTCGGCTTGTCTCGGCCACGGTCACGACATTGCTCGCAGCGGCAGTCGGGGGAATGTTTGCCCCGCTCCCGCGAGCCTTGTGCGTGATCCGCGACCTTGCGCCATGGTTCCATTCGCTCGCCTAGGAGCGTTTGGCGTGCCATGGGTACTCCGTTCGGTTTGTCCTCCGAGCGGTGCGGGCCGGGCCGGTCGATCCGGCGGGCCGCGCCGACGGCGAAACGCCAAAGCGAATTCGGGGCCAACGCGCCGAACGTTGAAAATTCGATAGTTACAGGTGGTGCCCAAATGTGCAGTGGGACAAAAGGTTACATGCGTGTTCAAACACGCATCGTGCATCTCGTTTAGATTCAATGGGTTACGGTCGGGTGGGAAAACGTGTCACACGGGGCGACAAAATGTCCCACATGTGCCAGTGCACGGATGTGCAGTGTAGCGGTATCGCCACAGGTGTAGCAATGTTGCGACAGTGCACAAGTGTGCAGGGGAGGCGGTGATGCAAGGACCGTGCCACGGGCGCGGCATGGGATGTGCTACGCGTAGCAAGGGGCGTGCCAGGCCGGGGGCACCCCCCAACCGAAGGCCCGCGGAGGGGGTACTATCCCCAAAACAAACCTTGCAATTTTTCGATCAATTCTGCTATAGTGCCACCCAGGAGGCACGAACTTGGCTACCAGACGCGGCCGACCAACCGAAGACACTGCTACCCCGGACCTGCTGGCCCTCATCGAGTCCATCCGTGGCAAAGGCCACGCGGACCGCGAGGACCTCGTCCGGTTCTTCGCCGGCCTGGCCGCCGAGTCCAGTGATCAAGTCCGTGCCATCGCCGGCCGCGAGATCGCCAAGCTCCTCACGATTCAGGACGAGCGCCGCATTCCCGCTCCAACTACGCCCGAACAGCGGATTGAGCGCGCCGCTCACATTCTCCTGTCCCTGCCGAGCCAAGAAGCCCAGGCCGCCTGGCTCATGTCTCAGAAGCTCCGGTCCGCCGAGACCGCCGAGATCGCCCGTTTCCGCGAGCTGGCTGGCGGCGCCAAGCCACAGGTGATCGACCTGCCGCCCGAACTACCACCGGAGGAACCGAATGGGTCAGGTGCGCCGGAGCCCACCGAGGCTGACGAAGACGAATGAGCTGCCGCGAGTCGAGGTCACATGGGAGGACGCAGCCGTCGACCCTATGTTCGACGGCCACCTCAACGACCTGCCCGCGTCCGGCACCTGCCTCAACCGAACCATCGGATACCTGACCAGCATGAACCGCCGCGAAATCCGACTCGTCCGTGACGTAACCGACGCCGACAACACCGTTCGGTGGCCATACGCCATTCCCCGCCGGCTCGTCCGGTCCATCACCTACCTCGAGCCGGTCCAGCCGGCCACGGAGCATTAATGCCAGCCATCGCTATTTCCGGTTCCGCCCCTATCACCGTCTCGATCCCGGCCGCCCCCGGCGCCTCCACAGGTTACGGCGGCGCCAAGCGCGTACGCCTCACCCGCGTCCAGCTCTCGGGCACCGGTGGAGGCGCCCAGATCGTCTCAGTCAAGTTCCGTGACGACTCGGTCGCGAACATCTACGAGTGGCGCCTCGACCAGACCGGTGTGGGCTCCCCCCATCTCGACGCGTTCCCCAAGTCCACAGCCCAGGAGTCCGCCGGAGCCAACCCGCGAGTCGAGATCACCGTCACCGCCAGCACCCTGACCAGCACCAGCGGCGCGGTCGACTACGAGTACATCCCCTGAGGCGCCGATGCCAGTAGCTAGAAAGTCCCTCACCATCAACATCAGCGGCGCCAATGACCTCGATCTCGTCCCGGCCCCTGGCCGTGGAGGGGGCTTCGGCCCGAGTCGCCTAGTCCTGGACTGGATCACAGGTAGCTGGCGCGGGTCCGGCGCCAACGACTTCGTCGTCCAGGTCATCGAGGACCCCGCTTCCACCGTCGTTTACAAGGAAGAGGGCCGGCTCGCCGCATCCGGCACCCTCGCGTTCGAGGCCGTCTTCGACAAGAACGGTCCCTTCTCCTCCGGCGCCAACCCCCGTGTCGAAGTCACCGGCAGCGGGACGGTAACCAACCTGGAAGTCCAGGTCGGCTACCACTACGAATAATGTTCACCCGCGCAAGCAGTGCCGGAGCCATGGCCATGAACCTCACGCCCGCGCCAGGCGTGAACGGCGGTTTCGGCCCGAGCACCGTAGTCCTCGACTGGATCGTCATCAACTGCTATCTCAGCGGCAACGGCGTCCCGAACTTCACCTTCCTCGACGACGGCGGCACGTTCTTCAAGGAAGAGCGGCAGAACACCTCTGGCGCTGCCGGAACCTTCACTCTCGTCCGCCGGTTCCCCCGTAACGGCCCAACTTCCGCGTTCACCAACCCGCGGCTCTCCGTCACCTCCAGCAACCTAACCCGCGTTGAGGCGCATGTCGGCTACCACTACGCATAACGCTTGGCCCGTCGACTTGGAGACGGCCCATTGGGCGGACACGTGCAAGCGGTCCCTCTGGTGGTTCGTCCGCTACTGCTACAACATCGACGGGCATCCGGAGGGTGGCTGGCTCCGTCCGTCCGTCCACAAGCGTTTCTGCGTCTGGCTCCAAAAGCGCCTCGAGGATTGGCTCGCGAACCGCAACTCTGTCGACGAAGCCGGCGAGCCGAACACGACCCAGGTTTCGATTATCATCATCGTCCCCCGCGAGTTCGGGAAAACCAACATCATCACCCGCGCGGCCATGATGTGGCTCCAGCTCCAGAACCCCGAACTCTCCATCTGCATCGGCTCCGAGTCGAAGGAGAAGGCCGCGAAGTTCATGGAGCCGATCAAGACCATCTACGCCGGTGACGACGTGTCGCACTTCGCTCACCTCTACGGGAGCTGGTACGACCCCGAGCGGAAGTGGATCGTCGACAAGTTCGTTCACGGCGCCCGCCGAGCCACTTCTCGTCAGGACCCGAGCTTCTACGCGATCGGCGTTTCCACCGGGGCCACCGGTGACCACCCTGACGTGTTCTGCCTCGACGACCCGATCAGCTACGAGAAGCTCGACGACGACAAGGACTGGTTCAACAAGGTCTGGTCGTTCTGCGCCTCGATGGTCCCAGTCGTGAAGAAGAACGGCCTGCGCTTGTTCGTCGGAACGCCCTACGGCGACGCCGACCACATCCATCGGTTCCTCCGCTTGCTCGGCGCCAAGACGATCGCCGGCATGAAGCTCCCGAGCTTCGCCGCTCGCTCCAACGGCACCTTCCACGTCTACTTCCTCGACTCCGAGTTCCCCAATGGCGAACCGACCCTCCCGCACGTCTGGTCAAAGGAGATGCTAGAGGAGTACAAGGTCGTCGACAATCCGAAGTATTGGGCGCAGGTCCGCTGCCAGCCCCACCGGTCCCAGCACGTCCGCCTCCAGATGTGGCAGATCGAGAACATGCTGGTCGAGCCGAAGGACGTGCCGCGCAACCTCCGCCACTCGCTCCATCTCGACACGGCCTTCAAGCAGAAGGAACGGACCCGCCGCGGAGACTGGTCTTGCATGGCCCATGGCGGCCACGCGGTCGACGGAACCGGCGTCGTCTACTTCCTCGGCGCGTACGGCTCGCCCCTCTGGCGCATCGAGCATTTCAGCGACCGGCTCGTCGCCCTGGTCCAACGCCTCCGCCAGCGCGGCGAGTTCCCGTACAAGATGACGGACGAGACCGAGATGGGCGGCCATGTCGGTTCGTGGCCGATCGTGATCCAGAGCTGGTTCGCGGCCGTACACTGCCCAGCTCCGACCCTCGTGTCCGTCCAGCGCCAGGGCCGTCGCAAGGAAGCCCGACTCGCTGAAGCCGCGAGTTACTGGGTGAACGGGAAGGTGAAGTTGGTGAAGGGCGCCCCCGGCCTCGACATGCTCGTCGACCAGATGATCCAGTACGAGCCGGAACACGACGACTTCGCGGACGCCTTCGCCGACGTGTTCCACCCCGAGGTCTACATCCCCGAGCGGATGATGGTCACGAAGGGCCAGAACGCCGGAATGGCTATGACCCCGTTCGACGAAGAGCTGAAGGGCCAATCGTTCAACTTCTTCGACATCCGCGAGCGAATCAAGCGGAAGGTCAAGGAAGCCGAAGCCAACATGGTATTGGAGGAGCAATGGGTAGGAACGGAGAAATGGGGCGGTTGAGCGCGGCTAGCCTCCTCCCTAGCCCCGGACAAGCCGGATACGCGGAAGCCGCTCCCGCCCCGACTCAAGGAGGCAACAGTGGCATTTCCTAAGAAGCAGTACGTATTGGCACGGAAGCGCGGACGCAAGACCAGCTACTTCTACGGCGACAAACTCAAGGATCTCTACTGCCACATCAAGCCAGGTGAGGAGTTTCGGTACGCAACACTCACCACTTCTCAATGGAACGTAGCATACCTGACCGAACGCGGAACGGTGGTGATCAATGCCTAAGGCACTGGAACGGAAACTGAAGAAGGAAGCAGCGAAGCACAAGGATTGGAGTGAGGAACGTAAGGACCGTTACGTCTACGGTTCGCTCCGCAAGACCGGATGGAGGCCGGAACGGGAGCGCAAGGGGAAGGACAAGTGAGTGCGGGTGGTGACCTATGACATCGAGATCGCCGACGACCCAACGACCAGCCCGACTGGCTGGGAGGGAGCCCGCCGCGGAGACTGTGGACTGGCCAGTATGGTGCTATATGACACAAACACCGGCCGGTATCATGTGTATGACCGATCCACGCTGGCTAATGGAGTTGCCCATCTCAACGCCGCTGGGCTCCTCGTTAGCTTCGATGGACTGGCATTTGATACCCCCGTGCTAGAGCACCTGGCCGGCGAGTCGATTCTCCCACCCCAGTACGACATCATGGCGAAGGTGCGGGACGCGATGGACGCCGAATACGGGCGATGGCGGCCCGGCTCGAAGCTCGGCCAGCTCTGCCGCCGCACCATCGGCCTCGAGAAGTCCGGTCACGGCGAGCACGCCCCGAAGCTGTACCACGAGGGTCGGTACGCAGAGCTGATCGACTACAACCTGAACGACGTGTTTCTAACCCGAGTGCTGTTCAACCACATCATGGACCACGGGTTCGTGGTGATGCCCTGTGGCGAGTCAATCGACCTGCCCCAGATGAAGGGAGTAGCTGCGTGACGGAGGGGATCAACGAGGTGGCGGTCATCAACACCCGCCCGAGTTTTTCATGCATCATCCCGGCCCATGAGGACCCGGATGCCCTGGCTCGGACGCTGATGAACCTGATCGTCCAGCGGTTCGTAGAGAAGCAGTGCCGGATCGAGGCGGTTGTCGTCGGCGACGGCTTGGACAAGATCCATGCCGAAATCTGCGCCCAAGCCAACAAGTACGCCGAGAGCGTCGGCCATGACGTGAAGGTTGTGTATTGCCACTTGAAGGGACATTCCGGAACTGGTAACATCCCTCGGAATGCGGGCCTCAAGATCGCTCGCAACGACTGGGTGTTGTTCACCGACCAGGGTACCGGAGTCTGCCATGACGCAATTGAGACCGTCGCGGCAGCGATCGAGAAGGCGCTCAAGGCCGGACTAGATCCAAAGTTCATCGTATGGGATGTTGTTCAATTGACTGACCCGGTGCCTACAACCTCGACGATCACTACGCTCCTACAGTCGAAGCGGGACCGCGGCCTCCCATACGTCATCCCCGGCATCGGCTGCGCCGTCCGCCGCGACCTTGCTCAGACTGTCGATTGGCCCAACGTCGGCCCGTCCGACTGGGCATACTTCAGCCGACTTTGGGAGAAAGCATTCGGTAGACCCGAAATACCAGAAGTTGTGACCAAGAGCGTCGTGACGATCCCGTGGGTTCTCACCGTTGCGTACGCCAACAAGAGCACCCGTCGCGAGCGCTGGCCACACGCGCAAGCCGAGTTCGATACTCTCGGCTATGACCAGGGGTACGACAGCGCTACATCGAAACTTGTTCTCCCGAACGACGAGGAACTATCGCTCGGAAGCGAGAGAGTGAATGGCGACCCAGCAATCGTATCGGCCTCTTGAACACCCGATACTGACAGTCTTCCGCGAGCGGAAGAACCATACCCTACGGTTTCACCAGAGCCTCTTCCAGCGCTACGCGCGCAGGTACGACATGTATCGGTGTGTGTATCGCGGTCGGAACGCCCTGAGTCGGAATCGCATCTTCGTGCCGTATCCGCTCGCGATGATCCAGGCTGGCGTCGCCCGCCAGGCGCAGATCAGCTTCGGCTCCTACCCCTACGTCGACTTCGAGGGAACCGACGGCCGGATCGCGCGCCGCAACACGAGTCTCGTGTCCAAGCAGCTCAAGGACATGGAGATTTACAAAAAGATGGTGGACTACTTCCTGACCGGCCACATCTACGGCTTCACCGTGCTGAAGTCCGGCTGGTCTATGAAGCGCCGTATCTCCCGCTGGCGCGAGACCGATCCCAACACTGGCGAAGAGTTCATCCGTTCTGGCCCGCAGACCCTCTTCGACGGCCCGAACATCGAGATCAAGGACCCGGTCGACTTCTGGCCCCAGCCCGGCCAGAAGGAAGTCTCCGACTGTCTCTACGTCATGGACCGATACTTCAGGGACATCACTCAGATCGAGGAGGACGTGGCGCTCGGTCGTTTCTACGCCAGCTCCCTCGCGCTGTTGAAGAAGCAGGGGAATCCGCCGTCCGACGTGGAGTACCGGTACCAGGAACGGTTCAACATCTACAGAACCCAATACGATTACGAGGCGCGAGCGAATGAGAAGTTCGCGGCCCCAGTCGAACTGGTCGACATGTTCGGTTGGGTGCCTGACGAGTTCGCGCTCCCCGGCAAGGACGGCGCCCCGCCCTGCCGTTTCGTGCTCCTCACCGTCGCCAATGACGCGATTGTGATGCGGTACCGCGAGTTCCCATACTGGCACGAAGACCTCGGGAAGCTCTTCATCCACTTCTCGCCCATGCGTGACCCGCACTACATGCATGGGATTGGGAAGATCGAGCCGATCGAAACGCTCGCCTACCTCGCGAACAAGTTCACGAGCCAGAAGGCCGACGCCCTCGACCGGTACCTCGACCACGCCTGGCTGGTCTCCG